TTAGGTATAACGAGAGCCGCCATCATAGATTTCTCCCTCTTGCGGTCCCGACTGCAAGGCATCATCGCCAATAATATAAGGAAACCCTCGGAAGTTAACCGAATTACTAAATTGGTTTACGCAGGCGTCAAAGGTTCTTGGACAAATCGTTCCGGCCGGAAAGTCATCTAAATTTATCCCGCATCTCATATCTCCCAACTGCGCATCGCAAAATTTAGAAAAAACCCGCCCAGTTGACCGTTCCAACATAGCGGATAACCCTATCCATTCTATGTTGAAACTATTACCTTGTGATGTAATTTTTCCAGCCCGACCCGTCGCCATTAGAATAAAATCAGATGAATTTTGCCAATTCACTCTATAATTTTTCAATATTGCACCCGCAAAATGACCGGCCGAAATATCAGCCGCGGTAATTCTATCATCTGTTAGAATACCTTGTATAAATCCTGTGTCAGTTGAAAAACCGGCCCGGGATTCAGATGCTCCACCCCGAAAACCTGAGGACGCTTTGCATAAAACATTCTCGACGAGCAAATCCTGATCATGGTCCGTGAATCCATAAACAGTTCCATTAGACAAAGTTAACGTCCAACAGCAACAAAGCGTTGTGATATTATTTTCAAGATGCAAATTGAGAGTGTTGGATAAATTACGCATGATCAAATACTTCAACAAGCGGGATATTAGTTACCTCACAGGCTCCGAATGTTTCCAGTGACAGTTCCAATTGTTCTAATTCAAATCGTACAGGAACATGGAATATAAAACCGGCTGTAATAACCGCTCCAACATCTGGAGCCGTATGAAAAATAACTTCTCCACTTAATCCATTGACATCATATGACGTTGTATCCTGCACAGTACCATCAATGGCAATAATTACAGTAGATACTTCAGGCTTTGTAATAACACGCGTATAAAGACCAGCAATATCAGTATAGTTTTTTGTGAGTTGAAAACCCATTTGAAGACCATCTCCTTGCCCTAAAAACTGATCCAACGGCGTAATTTCCGAACTGGGCAAGCCTGATTTATGATCCATAGGGTCCTTAAACCGGAAGCTAAAAAGTTGTCCCAATCGGGCTTCAAAAAAATTTATAAGATGATGCACATCATCTAAACTTCGGATCCCTGCACCGGCATTATATCGGCGTCGAGACCGAGAGAGAGCGGTATTACGCGCCTCATTCCCGTTTGATAATTGGGTAATTTCAGTAAGTCGGGTTGGACCGCCACTTGCCCCAAAACCAACAGATAATGGAAATAAAACATCATGAAATCCAATCATATTACGCCTTTACGTATATCGTTGACCGCTAATAACTGCGCGGGTTATAGCGGATGAAATTTGTCCTTGAGATCGCTTAAAGCTTTGACTGTCGGACGCTCCATTAACCGTCATATTGACGATCACAGGATTACCTGAACTGGCTACAGCTCTATTGGATTGGTTAGCTCTTGATTGACCAAGGCTCCCAATGGCATTTTGCAAGGGCGATATTAAAATATCTGTAATTGCAATTCGCGCTAAATCTTGCGCTACGGTTTCAGCAAGAGAATTGAAAGAAAACTCACCGGATTGGGCTGCACGGGTCAAGGCAATAGCTATGCGTTCGCCCGCAAGTTCAAAGGCTTGAGAAATATCATCAGCCGCATCTATTGCAGGACCAGATGCAAAATCGAGCACAGCGCGCGCTGCATCATCTTGAGGGGTCATATATTACTCTTTTTTAAATCTCGTTTTTTTTTAAATCGGGGAAACGGGCTCGCAAGGCTTGCAATTCAACATGCTGTAATCCCTTTATTTTCGCCGTTCCCGTAATCATACGCCATTCTGTTAAACTCATGGCCCAAAATTCCGACGGCGCAATATTATACTCGCGTGCGGCTCTTTTAATCCATACTGCCCATGGCCATTGATCTTTCGTCATGATGGTAGTTTTGAAAATGCTTGTTCGAATAAGTGACAAATATCAGGTAATAAGGCTTGAATATGTTTATCTGACATTGAAACTATTGGACTTTTGCTTGGACAGCCGGGAACAATAAGCACACAGTCCAACAGCACACGCACATCATTACAATTCAGGCCGGAGAGACGGTCAGCCAGAGCTAAGGGGCCTGCAATAGATAAACGCGAACTTAGATTAATAAGAGCGGACATTGACAATCGAAGAGTATAGGCAGTCTCTTCAATTTTAATGATTACATCACCTGGGCGAAACTCCATATCAAATTGCGTCGAAACTTAGAGTTCCTGCACTCGTCAATGTTATTTCATAATTGGCCTCGCCTTGATAATTGCCTGCATAGTTAAGCGAAGACACTTGGAACATACCGGTAAGAATTCCAAAGTCGGGAATAGTAACTTGAAACTCCGGTATACTTTGTTCAAAAAATGCACCGCGAACCAATTGATCTGATACTGAGTCTAAAAAAATACCTGTACCAGATATTTCTGCCGTCTTGACCCCTGCCCCAGGCAATAATTCACGCCATGCATTGACGCTATCTGAATGTGTAATATCGACCGTTCGAGTGTTAAAATTAAGTGCTTTTGTTCGCAATCCAGCAACCGTTGTAAATCCGTCACCATCATTAATTTTGACGAGAACATCCCGCCCGCGTTGAGCCGTCATAAGGCCTCCTGTAAATCTTGAGTAACAACGTTTAAGCGGATAACACCGTGCAAAGTCCGGCCATCCGGCGCTCTGAAAATATCAGAGTAAATAACATTAGCTGATACCAATTGCGATTCAGACATTTCCCAATCATTGCTTTCGAGGATACGAATTACAGCAGCAACAATCGTCATCGCTTCGAGTCGTCCAGAATAGCGCGACCATATGTGTAAGGTTATTAAGTGACGGCTAATATCCGCGCCTGTTGCTCCAATATCCTCGGATCGAATAGCACCATAAGTTAGATAAGGAAAAACGGGATCTTCCGGTATATGATCATACAGCCGAGGGGGTGATCCAAGATACATCGCAATTTGTGCATCTGATGATAGTAAAAGATGAACAGCCCGCGCGATAGCATTCGGGGCAAGAAAATCCGTCATTGTTGTTCCTCTTCGCAAATTAAATGAAGACGTTCGCGACGGTTATCAGGGTCAGAAGCTGACAATACCCGTAGAAAGCGTTCTCCCCACACTAATCGAGCCCGTTCTGGGAAATCGTCACGGAACCGCATCACAACCCGATAAGATTGGATGATTGCAAGCCGTCCATTTTCACGTGTTTCTTGTAAGTTTTTAGGTAAAATTTCAGCCCAACACGGAGCATAAAATACCCAAGTTGTAACGGCTCCACCGAAAATATCTTCATCATCACGGGGTACATAAATACCAAGACGTGTCCTTAAATTTCCAATCATAACCGTACCGTCTGGTAAGGCATTAGGAGAGCATCTACCATCATGGGCACTGTGGGTGATGCCTCTAATGAAGCATCACGATACTCAAAACTATTAGCCAGTAAGAGCAATATTGCTTGACGAAAAGGCATTGGAATATCGGTAGCCAAAACACCGTATCCCGCGGTGAAATCGATTTCAAAGTAAGCCGCTTCAGCAATAAAATCAGCCCAGCATCGGCCTGAAGTTATTCGGAGCGATGGCGGATTAGATTTCAAATTTACACGCAAAGCAGTGTTATCAATAACTGTAGTTTCGCCCTGTGCGTTAAAAACACGGACAGTATCGATCGATCTAATTTGCGAATGATTGATGAACGTACCGGATTGTGATACCTTATCAGAGGTAAAACGGCGACGTCGTACAATTAAGCTTGTACGCACCATATTTTCAATACGGATACGTGCAGCCTTAATTAAATCTACAATAAGTCCGTCCTCGGCGTCAGAATCAACACGCAAAAACTCTTTTGCATATCCCAAATCAACAGGCTCTATCGCAGGGGGATCTATGTCAGTCACAGACATGACGGACTCCTATATTTCATGAAAGAATTGGGCCGCAACACTTACGGCCCATAGTGTGAATTTTAAGGCGCTGAAAATTTCAACAATTTAATAGCGTTGAAATCTTGAACACCTCCGCCAACGCGTTTGGTTGTATAAAACAGCACAAATGGTTTAGCTGAATATGGATCACGTAAAACCCGAACACCTTGTCGGTCTACAATAAGGTACCCGCGTCCAAAATCCCCAAAAGCAATAGCTGTTGATCCCGCAGCGACGTCTGGCATATCTTCAACCTCTACCAAAGGATAACCCAGCAAAGTTGAGGGCGCACCCGCTTGGGCGGCTGGCTGCCAGATATAATTGCCATCCGCATCTTTAAATTTTCGCACTTGGCCCACTGTGCGCCGGTTCATAACAAAACTTGCATTTGGCCGGTAACGCGCTTCTGGCGCATAAGTCAGGTCAATTAGAGAATCAATCGGTGCATCTGCATCAAAATCGCCATCTGTTCCAGTCGCAATATAACCTAAATTACCCCACATATGGTTACTTTCAGCGACTTGATTGTAACTCAACAGTCCATTGGGCTTATTGATACCATCGCCGTTAATAAAAGCAGCAGTTTCCTGAGCTGCGAAAACGTCCCGGACTTCATCAGCTAACCACTGATCAACATCGGCTACGCCATCATCAAGTAAAATTTGTGTGGCAGCCGGCATAGCGTAAAGCTCGCCAACAGGAAATTCGAGTAAATCCAAAACAGGGGCTTCAGTCTCCGTTCGAGTTTCAGTCTCACCAGCCCACCCGGCACTTGCCCCGCCTGCGCTTACCGGTTTTTTAAAATGTCCAGCTCCAATAAGACGTACACTCGCAATCGACCGTAATGGTGAAATTTCTTTAAGGGCCGTTTCGATAGTCGACTGGGTTTCCATTGGTACAATAAGTCCCCCTTCACCGTCTGTACTCGAGGCCGATTTCCCTTGTAAAGCCGTAATACCGCTTATATCGCCAGAACGAATATAAGACGCCCAAGCTGATTTCACTTCATTATTAACAGCCGATTCACCCAATACAGGCTGACTGGTTGATAATGTTAAACGGTCGATACGCTTTTGTTGGGCGTCCAGTGCCGCATTAATCTGTTCCACTTTGTCAGTAACAAGTGGATCAACAGATTGTTTGGATTCAAGTTCGTTTAGACGAGCATCATTAGCTTGTTTAAAAGCGTCAAATGTGGCGGCAAAGTCGGCTTGAGCGGTTTTGATTTCGCCAGAGCGATTAATCGCCTTGGTCTCTTTTTTTAGATTTATACTCACGCTGAAAATCTCCTGTGTGAGGGTGAATAAGGGATCGATATGTCATCAATTTGAGTGATCCGCGCAGAGCGCAACATCGGGAAGGCGACAACGGATACCTCCCACAAATCAAGTTCAAGAAGGGTTCGTCCACCCTCTTCTCGGGGTATGGATCGCCGAACACGATAGCCAATAGAGAGGCCATTAACGGCTCCTTCACGAATAAGGGTTTGCGTACGATCAGATTGAACCGTCCCTCCAAATAGGCGACCCGAAACAAAAAGGCCGGATCTGTCTTCTAAGGCACGGTCCCACACACCAATCGGGGTAACCGTTTCATGGCCGAACAACATAGGTAATTTAGCACTGCCCCGAGAAAGTAATGACGCTGAAAAGGCGCCTGGGCGAACAATATCACCTGATATATCGGCCTGCCCAAACAAGCTTGCATAACCGGAAATTCGCATCACTGGTGATGCGCTTAAATTCATTTCCATTGAAAAGTCCTTTTAGCGTTTATCGTCGAGCCTTTGCTCAATCCGAATAAGAGATTGTCGGGCCATTTGCATTTGTTCTTCAAGACGAGCGAGACGTTCATTAACTGGTGGAGACAATTCAGCTTGCGCTTCTAAGGCTTCAAGCCGGGCTTCGGCTCCTCCAACCCAAATCAAAGCGCCGCCTGTTTGTAATATGATAGTCAAGACAACACCCAACGTCACATTTCGATCAATGGTCATTATGATTCCTGCACAGGTAAACCTGCAAGGGCCCGACGTTCATCATCTGTCAAGAAAGACGCAGTATTCAACCGAGCCCATAATGCAGCTCGTTCTTCTGTTAATGCCGGTACACGGTCCAGATCAGGGGATAAATTTAGATCTTCCCCGAAAAAGGGTTGTAACCATGCCTGTAACCCTTTGGTTGTTTTTTGAACCAACGGCACAATTGTTTGCCGCCAGAAAGCCTGATTAGCTTCTTTATAATTTGCATAAGTATTATCCCCTGGAATGCCGAGCAACATTGGAGGAACCCCAAAAGCTAATGCTATTTCACGGGCTGCTTCACGGCGCGCTTCGATGAAATCCATATCTGCCGGGGACAAACTCATAGATTTCCAATCCAATCCTCCTTCAAGAAGCATAGGGCGTCCAGCCTTCATTGCCCCAGTATGGGATACGTCCAACTCATGTTTTAATCGGTCAAATTGTTCATCCGTCAGCCGTTCAGACCCTGCTCCACCATTATAAATAAGCGCCCCGCTCGGACGCGCTGAATTATCAAGTAACGCTTTTGTCCATCGTCCGCCTTCATTATGCACATCTATAGCTTGGGCAGCAGCTTCGAGGGGTGAAAAGCCATATCGATCATCATTCGGATGAAATAAATGCATGTGGAAAATCGCACTACGACCCGTTGCAGAATCTCGGTTAAAACGTTTTTTATAACCGCCTGCTTTATACTCCCATCCTGAAAGCCAACCTTGATCATTCGTTTGAGCGGTTAAGCGGTCAGGGCGTAAAGCGTAAAGAGCCATAGGGACGCCATCAACGAGGCTCGCTTCAAAATAAGCATTACCGCTAAGTTGAAGGTATCCATAAAATTTTTCATAAATGTCACTGGCAACACCGTCAGGGTTGCCTGCTGTTAATAACCGCATCGCGGGATCACCAACAACACACTCATTTCCGCGCCGTGCACAAATTTCAACGGAGGCCGCAGACTCTGCTATCAAACGAACGCAGCGGTATGCTATAGTATTTTTTTGAAATCCATGACGTGATAATGCTAAATAATCACGCGGCGTCCAACTCGCTTGGCTCCCAAGCTGTAAGGCCACAAGTGGCTGAGATGATTTTTGCTCAGGTGGTTTCGAAAATGCACGCGAAAACCAATTTTTCATAATATATATTTCTGCTTTTGAAGTCGCGCCTTATCAAGGCACAAATCTAACGATAGGCAGAAATTACACGAAACGGCGGAGGTGTGGATTAATCTCCGTTATTTTAATTTAAGCTATTGAAAAAAATAGCTTTTATGCCGCACCGCGTAGGGATGGATCAGAAGAGCGTGATCCGAGCAGATTACGCGCGATACCATAATTACGTTTGAGGTCTCGTCGCATCGTTTCATCGCCTAACATAGACGCAATAGTAATCGCTCCGCGGTATGCTCGAATCGCATGTTCAAGCGCAGAAACATCATCGCGCGCTTGACCTATTTTCAATAAAGTATCGCCTAAATCTTTTTGCACTTCTGCATTTTCGCGCGGCGTTGTATCAATGGAATAGAGTTCTTGCACAGATCGCAAAGTATTAACCGCTTGTACAAGTGGCATAGTATCTCCAGTTTGTCCAGCCAGCAGAATCATCTGCTTGGCCAGCTCGCGATTAAGTTCAGCCAATTCACGTGTAACCTTGGCCGATTTTCGGCGAAGAGTGAGTTCTTTTCCTGACGCTGTAGCCATAATCCGATGTCCAGTCCTATGCCCCGTAATAGTCTGTATGTGCCGCTTTATAGTTAAAGAGCTCTTAATAAAGCAAAAAATTATAAAAATTCACGTACTAAAGATTGTGATAACACAAAAAAATCGTCACCTGTATTAACACGAATGAATGGCATTTTCACCGCATGAAAAATACCGTCTTTTAATGCATCAGCATTACTAATGGACTGGCTATTCATTTTATGTGAAGCCCCATCCAGTTCAACAACAAGTCTTGGTCTTCCATTACTGTCAATCACCAGAAAATCCACATGGCGCGATTTTATACGTCCGCGCAAAGACCATTTTCTCTTTTCATTTTTGACCGTGGGTTTGACGCAAACAATATCTTCCAACCGAACTTTACTCATAAGGTAATACCCAGACGGCAATCGCGAACGTAAAATATTATAAAAAACCTGCTCAGATCTATTTACAAATAAGCTATCAACTTTTTCATAAGCTTTAAATATATCTGCCGAAGGTTTGGAGGTATATGGCCGTATGAATAATTGCCTCCTCCAAAATATAAAACTAATAATAAGAATAAAAGAAAGTATAGACGCTTCGACCATAAACTTTAGTGAACACACTCGACTTATTCTTCAAGATTAAATTTTCCGGACATGCGGTACAGCTCTTGTTTGTAATAACAGATCAGTTACAGCCCAAACCAATGCATCGGCTCTATCGGGACTATGTTTCATGTGTACTGTCCCCATCAAACATAATTCATCTTCTAAAGCCGAAAATCGTCCACAATGATGCACCCGGCCTTGTTCATAAAGTGCCGCAACAGGTTCCGCTCTAGCCACTTTGCCTCGAGACGCATAAACGGTCCGTATTACAATATCAGGGTGGGATAGTTGCAGCACTGTGCGAACTAAATCTCCTCCCTGATTGATTTCCGCTAACATATAATCCACATCCCACGCGGCCCATAACCCTGACGCTTTTAAAGCCCATGCTTCGGGCGAGCACCCCTGCACCGTACCATCATGCAATATATAAACTTTAGCATCGCGCCCTTGACCTTTACGCCCCGCAACGATTAATCCGCAACTATCGGCGCGCACTCCCGTTGTCATAGGTGGATCAATGGCTAAAATAATTTTATCAAAATGATCCGGTCGATCCTTACGCGACTTATCAATAAGTGATCGACTCCAAAGTGCGTTCGGAAAATCTTCCAAAACCTCGCCATCAAGTTCTTGTCGTCCCAATCGGGTTCCGCCATAAGCCGTTTCGACAGCCTTCAAAAACACAGAAGATAAATTTTCACTATTATCGGCTGTACGCGCTCGACTGATTTGCACAGCCGAATTTTGTATAAGGTTTTTCAAGGCACCAACGGGCCTTGGTGTTGTTGTTATGACAAGTTGCGGCTTTTCTCCAAGACGTAATGCTAGCCGTAAATTTGATAGTGTTTCATCAATATTATCCCATGCGCAAAATTCATCGGCCCAAGCAGCGTCAAATTGTGGCCCTCGTAAACCATCAGGCTCTGCACTCGTAAAAATATGCCCAACCGCTCCGTTGGACCATTCCAAACGACGTCTAGACGCGATGTAATGGGGTCTTTCGCTTGGGTATCCAATATTAAGAAGACCACTTTCGCCTTCAAGCATAACCTCACGAGCATCTGTATAAGTAGGCGCAACCAAGGCTATATGGCGGCGACCAGAATCACAGACTTGCGCCCGTATCCATTCAGCCCCGCTTCGCGTCTTTCCCGACCCACGTCCACCCAATAACAACCAAATCAACCAATCGTTTTCAGGTGGCAATTGATCAGGTCGAGCGAAAACCTCTCTCCAATTGTTTTTAAATTGGTAAATATCCAACCTATCTAAATATTGTATCAGACGCTTCTGCTTCTTCGGATTCAGCGTCGACTTTATCGATGAGAGCATAGAGACGTTCAACGAATCTGGCGCGCTCCTCGGGGCTAGGGGGTGGGATATCTTCATAACGGCTATATTTCTTTTTTCCCTCTTTATAGGAAAGTATTTCATTATATTCGGCAATGTCTGTTAGTGCCTTTACGTGAACCGAAATCGCGCGCGCTATTTTTTCTAACTGCTCAGGACGGGCCTCAATATCACTCGAAAGCGTTGAAGAATCATGCAGTAAACGTATTAACGCATCTTGCAGCGCGAAAGCGTCTATCGGTTTCAT